CACCCATCCCACAGTCGCTCGACGTAGGCGATTGAGGCTTGGTGTGGACTTGAGGCCCAGCTCAGAGCAGACCATTGAGTGGACAGCGACGTGGGTCTGTTCGTCCCTTGAGATGTCGGCTGCCGTGGTTCTGATTCCGATGTCTCCGTTAAACCGGAAGAACGGGAGGATGACAAAGAAGACACTGCGTTCGAGGATGGCGGCTTTAAGAAGTGGATGTTCGGGGGCATCCAACCATGCTTTAAGGATGTGCTTGGCTTCGGCTTCGGCTTTGCCATTGATGCCATGGGCAGCAACAACATAGTTCAAAGCCTGATCGTGACGCTCTTCATCCTGTTGGTTTGAGAGTAATGCCTCCCGTACACCAGGTGTTTTTGGGAGTTCTTTCTCCAGTCCTTGCTGAAGAAATTCACGAACAGGCAGTTCAAGATGGCGAAGACCAAGCGCACGGTAAATGGATTCTTCGGAACCGTCAACAAGGTTACCCTTTTGAACGGCAACAGGAGTCCAGCGCCTTTTTCTTGCGACCACTTGATCGTATGGACTGCGAAAGGTCATTGGTTGTTTTCTAGATAGTTTACGGCGGTGGACAGAAAAAGGATTGAATCTTTGAAATGTCCAAGTCCTAAGTTACAATTAGAACATAACAATCCACGAATCTTACCTGTTGTGTGACAGTGGTCAATACACCATTGATGACTATTGTGGTTGGCATTTGAAGTGCCGCAAATCGCGCAGCGATGATTCTGCTTAGAAAGAAGATTTTCAAAAACGTCAGAGCCAATACCGTATTTGGCTTTGAGCTGCGCCTTTCTGTTAATTGCTTTGTAGGCGTCAGAGTTGTTTTTCTTCCAGGTCCTAACTTTAAAAGCACGGCAAACTTTGCAGTAGCTCTGTCGGCCATCAGCTTTTTTAGAATCTCTGTTAAATGAGTCTAACGGCAAACTCAATTTACAGGCGCGGCACTCTTTAGTCATTCTCCGCAAGGAATACAGGGTTCGTTTTCTGGTTTAACTGTGGGACAGCCGCAATCAGGATCTACATCCTCTTCAAACCCAAACAAGTGCTTGAAGTCATCATCAAGCGCAGCAAGGGCATCATCTTTTGCCTGGGTGTCAGGCATCACTTGAAGAGAGTAGTAGAGAGAGGTTTGAGGTGAGTTGAACCATTCAGTCAAGAAAGCCCTGTCGTAGGTAACGACATCGCTCCAACTGTTGAATGAATAGCCATGGAACAACAGTGTGCTTTGGAACAGACGAACGATGCCGTCTGCAACTGCCTTATAATCATCCCAGCCAACCTCGGAAGCTATTTCGATGTTCGGCGGGTAGTCATAAGACTGGACTCCAAATGTCCCACTATCACGGTCGACATGACGAGAGATAGGAGGGGCCAACTCGGGGGCAGTAGTATACCCGTTGAGATCAATGTTGTTATAAGAACAGGAAGCCGTAGGCGCAATAGCAAAGGCTCGGTCCATGTTGGCGGATCGGGCAATTTGAGCTGCGATTTCGATGGCTTTAGAAAGCTCAGATACAAGCAAATAGGCCGGAGTATGCTCCGGTTGATGAGCATGGAACTTGGTTAGGGCGTCTCCAAACTCTTTATAAGTCACGCCGTTCTGGCAAAGAAAGTTAGCCAGACCAAGAATACCAAGGCCAACCTGACGGTCAGTCTCGGGGGAAAGGTATTCACCGGTATCCCCCACGCCAGTCTTAGCGTGGAGAGATACAAGGCTGCTCATCCCCTCAGTAAACGCAGGAACCAGGTCCGTAATAGCGCAAGCTCCGAGATTGATATGCTGAAGAAGGCAGGTACCGCGACTAGGAAGATACACCTCCAGACATACGTTACCGTAGATGCGATTACTTTCAGCGTCATAACGAATCTTATTGAGCCAAATGTCACCCTTTTTAATACCATCAAGCGTAGCTTCAATCAGCTCGTCTGATGCATACTTAAGAAAGTTTTGATCAACGTTCAAACAACGCTTAACCCAAGCAAGATCAGAACGGGAAGCTTGAATAAACTCAAGGGCATCAGGGTGGGTATAATCAAGATGACACACCACAGCCCCATTTTTGTATACCCCGCCGCGCCTCAGGGTTTCGTTGAGGGCAGAGTAGATCCGGGCAAAAGATACGGGGCCAGACGCTGTAAGTCCCTTTCCGTTTTCTGAGCCACGAGCACGGAGTTTACTAAGATGAACAGCAACGCCAGCTCCATTACGAAGAGCGTGCGAAACAAAGCGCCAGGACGCTTCAATGCCTTCAGGACCTTCCATTGTATCTTCAACGACGAAGACCGTACAACTGACGGGGAGGCGAGATTCGGGGTTATCAATCCAGTTTTGGACACGACCTGTGCGGGCAATAGTGTTGGGGGTGTCGCCAAAATCAGCGTAAGCGGTCATCGGTATTAAAGAAGATCTTCGAGAATAGGAGGTTGGTAGTTTGGCCCCTTCAAAACTTTGCCATCTTCGCGGCGGAGAGGCTTGCCATCCACGAGTTTGCTCATGTTTGATTCAAAGACACGGCGCATGGCCACATCTAAGTTCCAGCCACGAGCAGCAGCATACTGGTAGCAAACGAACACAAGATCGGCCAGCTCTTTAAGCTGATCTTCCTTGGTAACGCCATCCAGTTCTTGTATAAAGGCTTCCCCCAGTTCACGGAACTCTTCTTCAATAAGACTAAACTGAAGTTCGTAAACGTTTTCGTCTGAGGTGTTAAGTGGTTGATCCATCGCCTGACGAAAGGTAATGGCCTGCTGGAGCAGCGATGCGTTGTGCATGGTTAGCGGTTACGCGATTCAGAGACGGCTTTAATTTTTCGTTCAACGTAGGCTTTTACTTTAAGCCAATCATCCAGCTCGGACTCGTGGCTTTTGTGGCCTGCGCGACAAACATACTTGATCACATTGCCAGCGAGATAATCAAGGCCTTGGTCAACTATGAAGTCCCAGACCTCAATCGTCCCCCTTTTGTAATGGGTTGGATGGTACTTGCTCACGAAAGAACTCTTGGTAGGCGGGGTTGTTAATGATGTGATCGAGTTCTCTTCGGGCGAGGTATCGTCCAAAAGGTCCCGGTCGTAGCGATTGTTTGTCAAACCAAAGTCGGATTCTAAGAACTGTTTGATAGTAACGTAGTCCGATCCAGACGGGAATTCCTCGGATGATAAGGTCGACTGCGTGGAAGACATTGCGGTCTAAAACGTAAACGATAGCAAGGACTAGGCCAATGTCAAGCCCAATCAGGATGGAGGCGGATTCCATAGGATCGGTTCTTTAGTGGTGGAATTGTACTCACCAGGTCGGAGGATCCGCGCAAGACGAGCATTGAGGATGGCATCGTCGACCGTGAGCTGTGCCTTGTCATAGGCCGCTACAATCGCCTGCCAGTGGTCTTCGGCTTTGGAAAGGATCTTCTCGGCGCCCTTTGCTCCAATGCCTGGTACGCCCTTGTAGCCATCTACTGGGTCACCCGTAAGACATTGCGTCCAGAACCAGCGGTCGGCTTCTTCAAGAGATACGTTGATCAGCTCTTCCCCATTAAAGAGGTTACAGCTGATTTGTTTCATGTCCTTGTCTGGGCTGACTAAAACAAAGTCAGACGGATCAAGGTGACACTCTAAGCCAAGGGCATCGTCAGCTTCGAGGTTGGCATAACGAATTGTTTTGTAATGCTTGTCGCACCACTTCAAGAGTCTCTTGTATCCCACAGGCTTGCGCTTAGTGCGTTTTCCCTTGTAGTCGGGAGATAAAGCCTTACGGAAGTTTTGACTGTCTGAGAAGTAGAGGGTGACGGTGTTTGTGTCAAACCGCTTCCTGAGCTTATCAATCTCACCTTCAAAGATTTCCAGAACTTGTTTAAAGTTGCTAGCAATCGTGATGAGATCGTCGCCCCAATCAAGCTCGGTTTCAGCAGATTGGCAGGCTCGATAAGCATAGAAGTCAGCGTCGATACGAAGGTGCGTCTCAATGACAGTCGGCCCAGCTTTGACCACTTTTCGCTTCGGATGCGAGCGGGACCCGGAGTTTGTAGTACTCACCGGCTTGGACGATTGACCATTCAAGTTGGAATTTGGAGTCATTGACGAGGTGCGGTTGAACAGCGAGCTGTATTTCATCGTGGATCCAGCCGAGCCATTGGAAATCAATGTCCCATTTGTAGGCAAGTTGATGCACGAATTGTTGATAAGCAATAACGTTCCATCTCTTGCAAACAATAGCTCCAGCTGATTGAAGCAGGTAATTCAGTGCGGCGTGCTTCTTGCCTTGAAGTCGAATAGGACGACCATCAAGACCTTTCAACACATCCGACTCTGCCCTTTTGTTGACTGCCTTGAGTAGTTCATCAAGACCAGGAATAGCCTCAAGGAACTTCTTGCGGATGTCTTTACCAAGGGCAACAGCCTTCTTGTCATCCAAGCTTTTATCCAACGAGGCCCCAATCTTGCGGTCGGAAGCTCCGTAGATGAAGGCATAGGTTAGTGTCTTGACATCCTTCCTAGAACAGCCAACCCGATCAGCATTCTGTTGATGAATGTCGCCATTAACAACAACATCTGCAAAGGCTCCGCCATCATAGAAAGCCAAGTAATGCCCAAGCATCCGAAGCTCCAGGCCCGATGCGTCAGCACCAACCTGAATCATGCCCTTGCCAGGACCGAACAGCTCACGACAACGAAGGTCCGAAGAAGTTTGGCCAAGGTTGGGACGGCTGTGAGCATTACGCCCAGTGTTCGTGGCCAGCTGGCAGGTGTGGTGGATACGACCATTCTGGGTGACGGTCTTGAGCCATGCGTTAGCGCCATCGCTGAGCTGTCCCAGGGCTTTCTGTAGCTCCAGGATGCGGCCAAAGGTTTCAGCCTCCTCGGTGCCAATCGACTGAAGAATGCCTTCATCAATCTTTGGGCGGCCCGTGTCGGTAAACACCTCAGGTTTCCAGTCCCTCCAGGTCATAAAGGCCCAGCCAATGTGGTCCCTGCTGGTGGGGTTGAACTCCTTGAGTTTGGTAAACGGTGCGTCTTTGATGTATCCACGAGTGGAGTTGGGACGCTTTGGTGTCATCTGCCCACCGTCAACATACGGAAACGTTGCCCGCATCTTGTCGGCCAGCTGGTCCATCTCTGTTCTGAGAGTGGATTCCAGTTGCTGGGCTTTTTTTACATCAAAGGGCCAGCCAGAGGACTCTTGAAGAGCCATGATCTTTGCCACATCGTGTTC